AAAGGCGAGAAAGAACCAAGACAGTTGCACACTATTATTAGTGTTGCTCCTGAGAGTTGGGAAGAAGGCGGGGATTCACCAAAGACAGAGGATTCAGCAGTCAAGTTCTAGCCTGTTTTAGGGCTAGGGTTGTCTAATAATAGGGCAGGCGTGAGGTTTTTGCAACTTTTTTTTCCTTCGCAGGTGCCCTAGCCCGCCTAATCTATGTGAAAGGAGGTAATTGCTATGAAATTGATAGAAGCTATGAAGAAAATCAAGGAACTTCGCATCAAGGCTGAAGACTTAAAGTCTAAGGTTGGAACGTATTGTGCTGACCAGTCGCACGAAACACCAGTCTACACAGACCAAAAAGCGAAGATTAAGGAATGGACGCAAGGTTATTCGGACATTCTCAAAGAGATTCTTTCGTTGCGAGTGGCTATCCAGAGGACAAATCTGGCTACCGATGTGACTGTCGAGCTTGGCGGGAAACAAGTGACCAAGACGATAGCCGAATGGATTCATCGGAGACGTGATTTGGCTGGTTTGGAGCAGGCTATTTGGGCTAATATCGGTGACAGAGGATTGCGTGAGGGAACCGTTGCGACCTCCACTGGCGAGAAGACGGAAGTTAAGATTCGTCGTTATTATGACCCAGAGGAGAGAGACAATAAGGTTGACCTTTACCGCAGTGAGCCATCTGTTATTGATAGGACGCTTGAGGTAGTCAACGCTGTCACTGACCTCGTCTAACGACGGAGTCGGCTCTTTCTCTTGGATGAAGTTGGCGTGAGTAGAGATAACTGCGTACTTGTCGTGGTTCAATTCCACAATGTAAAACTGGCTAGGCTGTAATATAAGTCCTAAGTAGCAGACGCCAAACCGCAGGTAAGGCTACAAGACCATATAAGATGAGTTGAAATGCTTGCACTCATCCTGTTCTTTGAAAATCCTACAATCAGAGATAAAAACTGATAAAAATAGAACGCTCATTATCTGCGATAAGATGATACTACTTGTCTACATACGACAAATGGCGAGCCCACGGGCTCTAGGGTTCAAATCCCTCTTTCAAGTCTCAAGGCTTAAGACCGAAGGTAGCAAGGTTCTTAAATGGGAGATGGCGTCACGCTTAGGCGGACGGAAACTCCCTGTGGCAAGGCAGAAAGACACAAGGTAGTAAGGATGTAGCTCGATGTGCGTAGCACGGAGAGAACGTCTTCACAAAAGTTTGGTTTCTTCTATTAACATTCAGAACTTGTGGAGCTTCCTGATTGGGAGGATTAATGATTATTAGTATCGCTAGGAGATAAGGAATGAATAAGCCTGAGAAGAAAAAGATAAGAGGATACACTCACGCAGGACACGGGAGAGGCTACAACCAAGCCTGTGATGATTGGGAGAAGTGGCTAAGGGAACAACCTTGTATTGTCGGAGATGGAAAGGTGTTGTTTGTTGATAATATACGCTTGAGTGAGGAAGAAGTGAGAAAGATTATATTATGGCTACATAGCAAGGCTTTAATGTCCATATCTGGAGATGAGCAGTTTTTAAAGAAAGATTGTGAAATCGCTGTAAAGCAAATCTGTAAGCTACAAGGAGATAAGGAATGAAAAAATGGACAGAAGAAGAATTGCAAAAGAACATAAGAACCAACTTTGATTATGGTGCTACCGTGATAACTGCTGCCCTGTACAAGAGATTATACGGTGAGTTCCCTAAGTGTGGTATGTCTGGACAACAAGCAGAGTTTGCCACTCATATCTTTGAACGGTTGCCAGCCCTACAAGGAGATAAGGAATGAAAGATGTATTTCTACTGACAGTTTCTATGCTTTTAGCAATTTCAGGATTGTTCACAAAACAGCAAGAACATATTTTGTATGCTATATATTTGCTAATGTTTATGAAGTTGTAGCCCTACAAGGAGGAGAATAATGGATATTGACGCACATGACTTCTTATTATGGTTGATAGAAGACAACAGAACATTTTTAATGTCAGACTGGAGAGATAATTATATCGAAATGGTCGAAGCTCTCTATGCCTCCATGAAAGACTGGTAATGCCAAGAGGAAATCCAGGAGAAAGTAGAATGGACGGGATATGTCCCAGATGCAATTCCCATGGGATAGCCTCTAGCAGAAATAAAAAGGGGATATGCGCTCATTGTGCACAGGAGCTATACATGAACCAGCATAAAACGACCGAGACTATCTGGGGTCATAAGCGGAGAGCTAGTAAGGATTAATAATTGGTAATACTCTGTGACACGAGAGAACAAGCGCCATTGAAGTTCTCACACAGGTTTATTACCAACGTTGCGAAAAAGAAACTTGATTTTGGAGATTATGGAGTAAAATTCAAAACAGGCTTTATCCCGAATATCTTTTTTGAGAGGAAATCCCTCGGAGACCTCTATGGGACGATGGGCACTGGTTATAAGAGATTCAAGCGGGAAATCATCAGAGCGCAGGAGGCTAAGGCAACACTGATGATTATTGTAGAGGCAAGCTTAACGGAGGTCGGTAAAGGGTATAAACACAGCAGGATTTACGGTAGGAGTATGAAGCAAAAGCTTTTTACTCTCTGGGTTCGTCATGGTATTCAGACAATCTTCACTTCAAGCAGAAAGGAGATGGCTGAGTACATTACTCAGTTCTACCTCGCATGCGGAAGGCAACACATCATCGACAAGGAAACCCACTAAGACACTGCCTGGTGGATTACATCGGAAGAATCAATTCTCTTTATGATTTAGTAAAGGACTACACTATCCCAAAACGACGAAAGCGACATCAATGTAAGCACAAGGATAAGAATGGGTATCGGTGTATCACTCTGCTTAATCAGGAGAGTATCAAACAGGGGAATACTCTATGCTCTACGCACAATCAGATGAAGATTTGGAATCAGTAAAAGGGAAACATCCATTTATCGAGGCAATGCAGCTGTTCTTTATGGCGTCCCTTGGGCTTCTTTCTGTCCTAATCTTTTTGAGTTTCTTATAAGCTCTGCTATTAAGACATCCTTGGTTGACTTGTTTCGGAGAACCTTCCCGATTGTCTCGTCAAGGATGCGATTTGTTCCACCTACCGCATTGATAACATTAGCTGCACCAATAGGAGAAAGAGCAGTAACACCAGCAATAGCCGCAGGGACTGCCGAGGTTACACCCTCACCGCCAAGAACGCCTACCAATCCACCACTAAATCCTATAATTCTTTGAGCGATACCAGCACCAGTCTCAGTCCTGGCTGCGAATTTACGCAGAGCATCTTGGTCTTGATAGAACTTGAGTTGCTCGTCAAGCTTGTGAGTAATCTGCCGCCTCTCCTCTGTCTGTTGTTCAGAAAATACTCGAATCTCTGACGCTGCTCGCTCTCTCTCTTTGGCAGTCATGTTTTTATGTTCTGCCTTAAGCCTACGCATTGACTCTGCTTTAGCCTTCTGAAGTTTGACCGCATTCTTTTGGGTCTGCCTCTTGAGAGATTGAGTGATTCCCTTCTGATGAGCGATGTTCTTATTCATCAGAGCGTCCAGTTCTCTTATCTTTGGCAAGAGCCTGTCATTAGGAGCAAGGAGCCTATCAGCTTTCTCCATTTCACGAAGGAGAGCCCTGTCATTACCAGCAACAGCATTGAAAGCCTTGTTTGGGTCTGGGATATATGTTCCTGACGCATCATTCTTGAAATAGTATTTCAGGGCAGCCTCATATTTTGGAACGAGGTCAGCGTATTCTCTATTTGCTTGATGTATCTCAGAGAAACTAGACTGTAGCTGTCTGTTCTTAGATACTATGTTCGCTGGGTTGACAGTCTTACTCATCTCATTATACATTTTACCAAGCTGATTATCTCCAGCTTTAAAATATTTAGTCGAGAGATTGTTCAGGTCTTTCTTCAAGTCTTGGAGATACTTGATGCTTAATCCTCCCTGAGCTTTCTTGGACTTGAAATCGTCGATGATACGCTGGAACATGTTAGTGTCCTCAGCCTTGGTTGCTCCAGTGCGGGGAAGAACCTTTCCCTTCTTAATCTCAAAGGGAGAGAACTTTCTTACGGTCTTAGTCAGCTGGTTGTTGACCAATTTGTATGGCACAGAAGCTCCAGGATTATTGTTGATGGCAGCGTTGACAGCATTCTCTACGGCTCCACCAGCCTGTCGCTTGACCAGACTGAATCGCTGGAGAGCAGCATCATATAAATTAACAGCCTTGTTTTTTATTGAGTTATTCATATCCGATACAGCCTTACCAGCAACCCTAGCGGTTTCTTCTATCTTGAGTCCGCTTGATGTCTTAAGATTGTTCTTGGCATCAGAATGTATAACGGCAAGACTCTTTTCTTTGGCTGTTAAATCTTGAGTTAACTCAAAAGATTTCGCCTTTTGTTTCTGTCTAAAGGCAAAGGAATCAGTCTTTGCTTTGTCATCAAAGAGCTGCTTTGTCCGTGTATTTTCTTCTTTAATCTGTATCGCATTCTTTGGCTGCCCTAACGGATTAAGGTTTAATCTCTTGCCTCCGTCAGACAGTAATCTCTTTGCCGCACGACGAGAGTTTGTTAGCCAGGTTAGATAAGCCTCGGCTGCTTTCTCTCCTCCATGCTGGAGAAGTTTCAGAGAAGCTCCTGCTGTTTGGAAAGTGATAGATGCAGCAGCACCCTTGACCGCACCTTTCGGGAGACTGGAGAGCCTTCTCTCTGGGTCATTCTTATACTCATCAATGGCTCCGAGGATAGCAAACTTTGTGACGTCAGTAGCGCCAGCATACATACCCGCAACTGCTTGAGGAACCTTTACAAGAGCAAGCTCTGCTGATATAGGAATAAACCCTCCAACGAGATTAAACCCCAGCTTATCAAAAGCGCTTAGGTCTGTCTCTGGTATTTGTTGTGCGGCAGCGCCCATACTCTTAGACCATTCCTCGAACAGTCCTCCGTTCGTTGTGCCAGTTGTTCTCCCTATGAGTTCAGTAACAGCGTCAAGGTCACCCCACAGCCTCTCTCCTCCTGTCTGGAATCCACGACCTATCTCAAATAAAGGCTGGACAACATACTGACCGACTGGTTTTGATATAGCTTCTGGGACTCCAGCCCTTTCCCCAAGACCAATAACTCCCTGGATAGTCTCTTGGCTAGGTTTCTGACCTTGCTGTTTCAGATATACTTGCCTAGCTTCGTCACCTTTTACAGCGTTATCAGGATTAAATTTTCCAGATGGAGAGGCTCCTTCAGGTGCAGGTTGTCTTGATACTCCCTGTCCCTTAGCCTCTTGCTCCGATATAGCATTAGCTGGATTAAATACCATTAGTTTCCTCCGATGCTTATATTAATCCCTCTGGATTTTTCTTTCTGAGGGAATTTTGCTGCGGGGTCTCGATACATTTCAAAGCCAGGCTGACCTTGCCAATCTGGTCCTAACTCGAGGTATGAACCATCAGGGTAAACTCTTGCCCACATCTTATTAGCCTCATCGTATTGGAGTTCGCCCTTGTTCCCTTTATTATCTAGCGTTTTCTGTGCGAGCTCTCCTGCACGACGGAGCGTTGGTGAATTAGAGTTCATGAATGATTCAATCTGTGGAGTGATGCTTAAGATTCTCTCGTCTGGGGTTAACATTAATCCCATGTCAATGAGCTGAACAGATAGAAGCTCTGCGTTCTCAGTGCTCGAACCATCAAGAGCATTAGCCAGGACGTCAGCATAAATCTTCCTGTCTAAGTCAGTGACACGACCACCCTCGACGTTCCTCGCTGTCTGGTTAGCAATGGCTTGCTTTTGTTTGATGAAGGCTGCGGTAATAGGGAGTTGGTCAAAGTTTACAGCTCCCTTGCCTAATATTCTTTGGCTGGCACCACCCACGCCAGCTTCTAAAAGCCCAGGACCATATTTAGAAATTATCTCTTGCTCTGAGCGTTCAAACTGATTTACATAGGACGTCATGGAAGACTCAGCTTTTCTGAACTTCTCTTGGCGCTCAATACTAGCCGTAGCAAGCTTCTTCGTTCTTATCTCTTGCTCAAGTCCCTTGGTAGTAAGGTTCCCTTGGATATCTCTCTCGAGTGACTCACCCTCTTGACCTCCAAGAAGGGCGTCAAGCTTTGGAGCAATATCCAAAAGAGACTGGAGCATATCAAGCTGTTCCTTCGGAATCTTCCTCTTTACATTCTCATCAGCCATCTGCATTCTAACAACATCAAGAGCTGTCTTGAACTGTTCCATGCCAGCCTTGTTAGCCTCTATCCTTGCCTTATTAGCTTCTGATTTAGCGGCTGTTGCTTGGGTAGATTGTATCTGGAGGATTTTTGTAGCATCGTCTACTCCTAAATCTTCCATGACAGGAGTCCTTACGAACCCCTCTCCTCTGATAAAGTTTCCTATCCTGCTCTTTTCTTCTCCCGTCGGTACTTGGGCAGTAGAGAGCTCTAGGATTTGACTGAGAATATCCTTTTGTGACGGAGCTTCTTTAGCTGGAGCTGGAGCTTCAGGCTTAGGGTACGCCTCAAGAAGATTGCCAAGCAATTCTTTGAAGTCGGTAGGCTCAGGAGAATTAACATGTTGGGCATAAACTTCGTCAACCTGCTCCTCAACATTTTTATACAAGCGCTTGAGAGCGATACCCTGGAGGTCCATATTCTCTTTCGGGTCGTACTTCTCTTTTTTCTCTGTTGTTTGTTTATCTTGTTCTGCCATTTTATCTCCTTTAGAAGCTGAAAGCTGCAAGGGCTTCGGAACCTGTGTTCCCTATATTTTCGCCAGCACTCTGCTGAAATGATTTCAAGAACGGATTCATTTGAGTATAATTTGTGTTGGTTGTAGTGCTCCTTAACCCAGCAAGTTGCGTGCTAAGTGTTCCCTCTTGCTGTAGCAGAGGCGCTTGAACTTGAGCCTGTCCTCCAACACCAATGTTAAGAAGCTGTAAGAGATTCTGTATATTAAACTTCCCAGCATCTGCTCTTATATTAGCCGCTGTCTTAACACCTACCTCCTGGACAGTACCACTATCAAGTATGCCAAACTGGTTTCCCATGCTGGCAACATCTTCAAGCGACCGACCAACTAAGTTTTTCACGTCTTCCTCGTCGAGACCACCAGGTAAACCCTCGAGATACCCTGGAAGACTTTCTCCAAGAAGAAGTCTGTTTGAAAGATTAGTGGCGCTGTCTTGGACTTTAAGCAATCCCTCTTGACCAGCCTTTGCCCTCTCGAGCATCAAAGCATTCAGCTCTTTTTCTTCTGGAGTAGGCGTAGCTTGACTTGTTTCATTTTTCGTGGTTACTTCGGTTCCCATTATATCTCTCCTTTTTTATAAAAGCTGAACTTTCCTTTATTATATCCATCTTGGTATATGATACCAGCATAATCTCTGTCCTTATGCTGGTCTTTCATCATTTGATTGAGGCGATTGATATTACCCTTGTTCCTGTGTCTCTCCTCGACGAATGCGTTAGAGACAAAGACTATATCCCCGTCGGTAATGTTCTCATCGGCTGCGTGCATTGGCTGCTTGTTCAAGACCCTTGATGTTTGTTCGTTGTTAAGGAACCAGACAGACAGGTAGCCTATCGGGACATCATTCTCTTTCATCACAACAACATTCTTTCCATCAATGAGCTTGCTGAAATAGACTCTGGCTTGCTCCTCGTCGAGTTTTGACTGATGCCAGTCTTCCTTAAGTAGATATGTATTAACTAAATAGTCTAAGTCTTCCATTAACTTCCCTCAATAGATATTGTACTCAGATATACTCTGATAGTCCCAGAACTGTCATCTGTGCCTGCTTGAATTTCCATATCGTATGTTGTGCCATTGGTAAGACCTGATACATCACATGTGAAGGCTGTTAGCCATGCTGGGGTAGTAACCGCTACAAAGTTAACTGATGTCCCCGCCGCTGTCCCGCTATCAACATCAAGGCGTAAGAACGCCGAAGTTATATTGTTGGGGTCAGCCCACGTCCTTGCATTGACAGTCAAAGTATTAATACCAGCTACCTTCGTCCACTTCCATGCAAACAATGCATCATAGGACGCATCGTTATTCCAATCTCTCACATAGAATATGTTCTGCATGTCTCCTGCTGAAATAGTTGGACTTTGTTCGTCTCCCATGTACATTCCATGGTTCTGAGTCTCAGGTAGAGTCGTTAAGTGGTCAATACCAGCCCAGGCATAGATAACATTGCTTGTACCACCGACGACAGAACCAGAGTTTGTGATTTGAACTTCAGTACCATCGCTCTCCTCACGAAAGAACAGCTCCGTTTGACCTCCGCTTTCTTTGACATATAGCGCTCCCTGGTCAGCAGCGGTTGATGGAGCCGAGGTTTCATTAAGAAGGATGGTATCCGAAGTGACTAAATCAATCGTCCCAGACGTCATATCCAGACCTGTAACCGTAGCCGATGTGAATGTAAGAGTGCCAGTGAAGGTTATATCCTGGGCTATGGAAGATAAATCTAGCTTGCTCTCATGAATCGCAGCAGTATTAGAAACATTGGCGTTAGTGATGTTCCCGTTATAGTCATTGTAGAGCGTGTCAAAGTTAGAGTTATGCTCGGCAGCAATGATTGTTGCACCTGAACTGAATGTATATGGTTTGGATACTAAAGCCATTTATCTCTCCTTATGTTCCGAATACGAACCAGTTGACTACCTCTGAACCGCCAAGGGTATCAGTGATTGTAATGCTTGATGTAGATGTGTGTGCAACGACTAACGCCTGGCTTACTCCAGAGGATTTATTCCTAGAGACCAACGCAACATAGCTACCCGTCGATGTGAATGGTCCGATGTTAGTTATCGTCGCTGTACCGCTGGAAAGTGTCACAGTCCCATGAGCAATGATTATGCCTCCCCATGACCTAGTCGTGCTTACACTCGTGCTTGTTCCGTAATCCTCGACGCTGGCATCAACATAAGCTTTCCGTGCTGCCTCGTCGTCAGCAGTAGGGTTGCTTGCTGGGAGGACAGGTATGGAAGTGAATGTCTTAACCCCTGCGACAGTCTGAGCTCCTGTTAGTGTTACAGCATTCCCACTCATGTTCGCTTCTGGTATATCCCCTGCACCTACTGGAATATTAGCCAGGTTGGTAAGAGCATCGCCAGCCACCTTGCCAGGAGTAACTATCTGAGCCAGCTTTGTATCAACAATGCCAGCACCAGAAGCTATATTATCATTGGTGATGTTGCCGTTGTAATCATTGTATATTGTGTCGAAGTTAGCATTGTGTTCCGATGCTATGATTGTCGCTCCGACGGTAAATGTATTTGGCTTGTTGATAAGACTCATTTGTTTTTCTCCTTAAACTTCTTCAGTTTCTTTTGAAGAATGTCGTCATCAATATGGTCTGAGCGTGTAACAATCTTCTTCTTAGAATATTCTCTTAGGTAAGCATCCTTCTTCTCTTTATCCCAGTGGCTATATACCTTAAGCTCATGCTCCCACCCTTTAAAGACACAGTCCATGATTCGTCCCTTCTCCTCATCATCATCCTTAAGAGTGTTCTTACAGTCTCGACAGATAGCTACCCTCATCTTAGAACCGTCATCCAGAAGGTATTCTGTCTCAGCGTATAAAGGACCCAATCTTACCTGCGGTTCTCCGTCGATGATTTGAGTGTAGAGCATATCTTCGTGGCACACTACACAGTGCCCGTGTCGGTCATAGTCTATAGGGGTTTTTGTCATGTTGCTCCTACTTAATTAAAAAGATTGTTGATGTTGTTGTTGCTACCGTTGCCTTGAGCGAAAGAGTCGTCGTAGTCCAAGCAGTCCCACTATCATAGAGAACAGCTCCCTTATCAAGATTAATAACAATAAACCCGACTGGAATAGAACCCAGGGTATGCACAATACTGTCAGCAGTATTCGGTGCCGCATTTGACGTATATACTTGGAACTCCCCTGCGATGTTCTCCCCTCTGTCTCCATCAGTGCCTCCTCCGAACCGTATTCTCCCCTGAGATAAGAGGAATAAGTTCTTGACATCAGTGTCAAGCTGGTCTTCGTATGTCCCTGGCTCTCTGTTTACTGGTAATGATTGTTTCGCTATCTTCATGATTGTTTTCCTTCGGAAAACTTAGTCTTTAAGGAAAAAGCAACAGCAAAAGCGCTGTCCGAATGCTTTTTGTTTTTTCTTTACTCACTGCTTTTCTTTGCGTAGCAAAGCATCATGTGTTCGTCTCAAGATGTGCCAGAGTCCCCATCCCATCAATCTGGAATGTCTCATTGATTACATCATTAGCATATTTAATTCTTATCACCCTACCTCTACCAGTCAGGTCTCTCCGACGGACAGCTCCACCACTGGAGCCATACACGGCTGTTCCATAAATCCCTGCGCCATACACATCACTCGCTCCCGCAAGGCTGAACGTTTGAGAGAACTGCTCTCCAGATTCAAAGTCATAGGAGTAGGAGAGGGTTAGGATTGAGTTAGAACTCTGGTAGTATATTGCAACCTCTGGCACGCCTTTCTTGTTAACCAGGTCTCCGAAGTGTCGCCAGTTAGTCCAGTAGTATGCGGAGATAGCTGTCGGAACACCAGAAGGGTTATCATTCGTTCCATAGTCCATGCGATAAACAAACCCTTCATAGTCCCCAAAGTATACCTTCTCCTCATCCCCGTTGGTATAGAACGTAGCCATCGAGGAGGCATCAATCCCGACATAGATACTCCAAGCGTTGTTGAAATAATCCCATACAGCAACTCTGTCACTGTCTGTCTGCCCAGAGGTAACCATCGTACACATGTAACGGTTCTTATCCCTCTGAACTAAACTAACACTCTGGTCAAAGCGAAGGGTGTTATACCCGAGGAGTGTGTTAGTAATTTTATCGCTAATCTTGTAAGAATTATTACCGTCATAGAAATAGAACCCATCATGAGACAGGAACACATGACCGTTGTTGACATCTTGGATACTATGAGAGGCAACGCACCCTACCACCGACGCTGACTTACCACCGCCAGGAAGAACGAACGGGATGTCAGTATCTCCAGTGTAAAGTACATTATATATCGAGCGTGTCTTGTAGACCACAAGCCTGTCCGATAGAACCTTAATCCCTGTAATCTCCTGACCATCATCCTTAGCCACATCAATGTAATGAGCGGCAGCCCAAACGCCAGTATCTTTCAGGTTACTCCAATAGATGCGGGAGTTCTGCGTTACTCCTGAGAGCTTAACGTGAGCATAGAACAAAAAGTTATTGAACAGAGCGTTGAACTTAGGGACAGTGACATCAACAGGAAGGGTAGAGGCTGTTGCCGCTGCTCCTCCATCCCAATCCCAAGGAGCATCAACTCCGTTGGTAGCATAGACAGTGTTCAGGAAGTTCGTGAACGTCCAATGGTTCCCGTCGGTGACTGTCAACCCCCCAGTGATATCATCAAAGGTTCCGTCGAGGTCATCCATCTTAACTATCAAAGAGTTCCCGACACCCACAGCCTTCCTTACCTCCGTCGACCCTGAGTTATATTCATACCAGTGGAGTCCGTCCCACTGCGTCCCTGCACCGTTTGTAACAGTGTTGAGCTGGTTATATCCGTTTCTCTGGAAGATACTCCCAAACTTATTGAAGTCTATGTTTTGTAAACCAGAGCTCTCATTGTCTAGGAGACCCAAAGGTCCAGAGGTAGAGTTCAATCCGCCATTGAGAAGGTTATTCCCGAATGACGTTGAAACTGAGGTATATTTCTGTAGCGTCATTTATTTTTTCCCTTTTGATGGAAGCTTACGTCCAGAGAAGTCTTCGTAGGTTCTTGTTGCTCCCGACTCTGGGTTCCCGACGATGAGGAGCTTCCGATACCCGTAGCTCGTGTCGGTAGCCCTATTTTCTTTGAGAACCTCAGCCAGGCTAGACTTTCCTCTCTTACTGTGTATGTCTTTTGCGACATTTTCTATTTCCTTTCTGAACTGTCCAGGGTTCTTACCGAAATCTCCACGACTCACATTATAAATAAATAATCCATTCTCGTTCGGCAATCTTGTTGAACCAGGTAAACCATAGTTCTCTCTTATGTTAGCATTGAACGCATTAAACTGCTCCTCTGTCAGTGGCTTCTCAAAGATTATTGTTAGCTGTGGCTCAAGAGAGAAGCCCTCAGCGTCAGGCGTACCTAACTTTGCTTTGCCTATTGGGTTATCTATAATCTCTGAAAAATGAACAGTGTCCTGCTTCCAGTTCTTTCCTTGTTTTGCTGTCCGCTTAATAACATCATCTCTGTGGATAGGTTCAAACTCAATGTGTACCATCAGCGTTGGTTCAAGTCCACCGTAATCCCCAATGGTTCTCTCTACCGTTAAGTCGACCGTCGGGATATCAGTGAACAGCTTCCCTAAATCTCTCTCCCCCTTCTCCCATATCTTCTCACGGAATACCTGTGCTGAGTTAGGGAACTCCATGTCTTTGGCTTTGTCCAGGAAGAATTTCATCCGAGGGAGTTCTTCCGTCGCTGGTGTTATCCCGACATCAAGAGCCTGCTTCAGCTCCTTCTCCCCGAAGACCTGAGCCTTTGAGTATATTTGGTCATCTCTAAGATTAGCTCTATCAAGGATTTCAGCCCTTCCAACCTCAAACTGAGTTACGCTTGGAACAAAATCCTCAAACTCTGGATGTGCTTTGAAGAACTTCTTAGCGAAGACCAGTTCTTTCTTTGCGGACTTATCTATGGCTCTCGTCAGGTCAGCCTCAGAACTAATCAGGTGGTCATCCTTAGACTCTATAATCCTTGTACCGAATATTTTCTGGTCTTCATTAACGAACCCTCTGATAACATCAGTTCCTTCTACTCCCTGGGGAACCACATCCCCGTGCATCCTCCCTTTAACCACTGGTATCGTCTCACCCGTGCTCATAATGTAAGTCATCTTATGTATCTTGTCGTCCCACTTGTCTCTGATGGGTATGAGGTCTGTCTCTCCCTTACCTTGTGCCTGTGGTTTTAAATCATATATTACGCTTCCGTATGAATGAACATCAAATCTTGGGAGATGCCTAACATCTATCCCTTCATACCCAGCTTTTTCAATAACCCTTGTGCTTGCTGTCTTACCACCAAGCTCATAATAGTTATCTGCATTGCGAACCTCGACCTCAACTTCTTCAACAGCAGCTTTAATATCCTGTGGTTTAATATCTACACCAGCGTCATACAATCTGCTTGATATGGTTTTATAGTCTGCTGGATGGTACTCTCCTTCTCCGCCAAATATAGGTCTAACCCACTCTTGATGTTCGTTGCCTGTCAGATTGTTTATCTGCTTTAAGGTATCATGAAGCTTCTGCGCCTTGTCTCCTGTTGATGGCTGAAACAGTTTATAATCAGAGAAATCTATTTCATGTACTGGTCTTCCCTCTGTCCTTCCACTTGTCTCTGCGCCTTTCTTTGTTCCTACAAAATATGTCCCTGTCCCGAAATGCCCAGATGAACGACTCTCCATATTTCTTATTTCAGTATCTTTAGCTATTCCTAAATCGCCAGAGTGATATCCAACATTTTTCTTTGAGGTAAGATATGGAGGGAACCTTGCTTCTGGCGGAAGCTCTGATGGAAACTCCTCGACAAAGTTTCTCCTATCTATCTCAGGAGGAATGTTCTCTAATATTCCAGCACGAGGGTCGGGCTCTGGCGGTATAAACTCCTCAATAAAATTCCTCTTATCAATCTCAGGAGCTGGGTTATCAAGAACCCCAGCCTCTTTAGTATTTAATCCCATTCTCTCTTTTTCTCTCTCCCCTGAAACCCTCGGGTCTTCATGTGTTATTCTTCCACCATACCCAATCACCGTCTTAAGAATACCACCAAGAACTTGGTCTGGGGTTTTGATGAGTCCATCCTGAGAGTTTCTACTATCAAACAGGTCAGTGATGCTAGACATATCCACATCTGGTTTCTTACCACCCATGACTGCTTTAGCAGCTACAGCTCCGCCAGCGACTAACAATGCTAATTCTTGTGCAGATAATCCTGCTACTGCTGCTGCGGCTGGTAATACCATTAGAAGCGGCTACTCCTTCCGTAATGCGGACCAACCTGTTGATAGAGAAGGTTAGGATGAACGTTCCCAATGCCACTAGCCCTTCTGGAATGCAACGAAGGGAACCAATCAATCTTATCAACATTGTGTTTCTTCAAGCTCCGCACTTCATCTTTATACATCGCAAAGAACTTATCGCCCTCATCTTTGTTCGTCTCATAATTAACCTTAGCAACAGCCATGAGGATAAGCGCTTCATCAAACTCTTGACCAAGCTCACTAACATCTCCATCATTGACCAATCTATATGGGTCTTTGTAAAACTGGAGATTAATAGGGCGAACCTGATTCGGCAGAGGATAGAGCTGGAACTTCGCATACTTAATCCCAGAGGTTGTATCACCGACGGGCATAACAGACAGTGTTGTACTACCGCTATCGGCTGTAGCCGTAATGCGACCAGTCGAACTGGAAGATTTAACAATCCTCTCCGCACTGCTGAAAGACTTACTTCCAGCGACGGGCGTTGTTCCATTGCTACTATCAGTGGTTATGATTTCATAGTCAGGGTAACCAGAGACAGTACCAAAAACAGTAACCTGGATGTTCTGGTCAGCAGCCTCACTCGATACGATAGTAACAACGCCAGGCTCCTTGACCTGCTCCTTAATCCAATCTTCTCCCCACATGCGATAGGCTTGGGGGATAGAGGTAGTGGTGTTGAATATCCCTCGACTATAAAAAGTCTGGTCGGAGATATATGTCATCATCATTGGGTAACCATACCATTCATGCCACATAAACAATCTATGGGAAGACTGGACTGGTAAGACATACTCCTCCTGAGCGAGTATGCTGTAGGTTCCAGTCCCGCTGATAGTCGTACCAGAGAAGTTAATATCTATCGTCAGCGTCGTCTCCCCAGTGATTGTTTTGATTGTGTAGTCGGTGTTGCTGCCTTGCAGCTTTATTCTCCGACCTGGCTGAATGTTATCCGTAAGTAATGTTGCTCCCACAACAGTGACATCCTTAGACCCATTGGTGAAAGTCCCACCACCTGAACCCGTCGTATATGTTGTGACAGTATCAATGGTTGCTTTGCGCCTAAGCGGTCTCCACAAGGCATCTCTACCAAGACGGAACAGCGATGAGTTTAATACATTCTTTGAGGCTGTATCAAACTGAGTCCCACCTTGGTTAAGCGTTGCTCTACGCTTGACTTCCTCTTGAAGGTCGTTGAATGTCATTGACATTGGTTTCTCCTAGTCATACTTATTGAACTGATTTATTTTCCTGTAGATGAGCAGCTTAAGCCTATCATACTCTTTCCTCTCGCCATCCTTTATTTCAATCCTCTCGAAGATAAAGTTGAACAGCAAGTGGAGCTTCTCTATCATCTGCTCCGCACACTGAATAGCTTTCTCCTGCCGCTTATCCATCTTCCGATTGTAAGCACTCTCACGAGTGGCAAAGATAGTCTCTGCTAGACGTGAGAGAGCTGTCCCGAATTTTGCCCACTCACTCACTGCCATTATTTAATTCCGTTTCTTAATGCACCCAGACCAAAGAATGCTAGAACTGCATTGGCTGTTCCGATGTATGCTTCTGGGAGATATCCCATAGCAAACGCACCGTTAACCAGGACCCCGACAATCATTACAATGTATGTCTTATATCCTTTGAACATTATTTGTTCCTCCGCTTAATGGTAAAGTAAACAATTACTGCAAATACTCCACCGACAATTAAAAATGGATAAACAAAAGTCATTGTCTCGCTCATTTATTCCTCCTTACAATTCAATAAGCACCCTTTATATGTAACTTTAACATAGGCGAAATATCCCTTGTCAGCCTCGAGGAAAGCGTTGTCATCAAAGAAGATGTCTTTAATGATGTTCTTTCCACCTTCGACTCCAAGAGTCCACTCACCTGCTTCGTCAATCTTGATAAGATTAGGTGCGTCAATCTTAATACCAGCGACATTATACCCGCCTTCTTCGGCAGCTACTGTCCTTGGTCTACACCCACGAGCTTCGGCTGCCTTCTCACAGCCAATAAAAGCCACACATGCTATTAATAGTATTAATACAATCTTCTTCATATTGTTTCTCCCTGTTATATCGTTAACAATGGTATTAAAACATACATCGCTCCAATGAGGGTCTCCTCAGTGCGAGCAGATGATGTCTCGTTCCAGACACCAGCAACGATGCTGATGGCTGTGCATACAGCTATATGTAAAAATAGCAAGCCTGTTGCTGAGAAGGCAATGAACAATGGAATGCCAGCACATCCAGCAGCGGAGCCCGCTATTGCACGTCTTTTAATCTTCTCGCTTGTAGTGTTTCCGCCATACCCTAGATGAAGTGCAGCACATAAGAGCAAGGGCGACAACAAGGACAAGACATTGAAGGTATTCGTCCATGTGGTAAATCCCCATATCGCCAGACCATATAAAGCAGGTCCAACATAACGTCGCTTCCATTTCCCGCTCATACCACCGAGCCCATACAACAGCCCAAAGACAGCGACGACGATTAGTTTAAGAAATGCTATTAGTTGTAATGTTGGTTCAGGCACTCTCTCTCCCCTTTCTGGTATCAGCCTCTATGACTTCAGATACCATGTGATTTAATAATGCTCCCTGTCGGCTCATGCAATCATCCATCACTATCATCTTTGTATTACACACCTTCATAGCCCTCGTTATCTGGTCACGCAATTTTGGGAGCTTGGGATGACTGGCATCTTTGTTTCCAATTACAATAAGCTCCGTCTGAACACGCACACTCGAAATAATCTCCCATTGCTGTCTGAACTCTCCTGCACACCTTTTCAACTTCTCCTGGAGAATCGTTAGCTCCGTAAGGATGTGTCGGTCTACATCTATCACTGCCATTATTTATTACCATTTTTCTTAGCCATAAGCAGAAGCTCTTGAATATCTGCTTGAGTTTTTTTACCATCAGCCTTAATCTCCACGATGTCCTCACAGATTTGGTTATGAAGAATCCCACACACCTCCTTGCTGACATGAGTTTCTTCCAGATGCTTCTTATATTCATCAAACCTCTTGAATACTGTTCCAATCTTCTTATCACCCTTATCACACATTTTCCATGTTATCCCAAAGACCGCCATGACCGTACCAAGAGCTGCATACCATACTTCCATAAAACCCTCGCTCCTAAGATAGTGTTAATTCATATAGGTATACTGTGCCCGTAGAGGCTACACCCATATTAAACTCAAAACTTGATATTGCTGTATTACTCTCATAGTGTGCTGATACAGTGCAACTAGCTTGACCACCATTAGAAGTATTATGATAACCGAATGTACCATCTAGGGTCGCTGCTATATCAACAGCGAGGTCTATATCTCTCGTATATAAATAGAGTTGCCCTCTCATGCTTCTGTACCAGTCAGAGTTATCTATCGTCCCCAAAGGTATAGAGGCTGCACCTACTCCTGATGTTGTTATGTCACCAGTGATATGAGCATACCCACGAACGACATATCCGTAGGAAGTGGCATCATTATTACATCTGAATGTAACAGCATTAGCTGTCTGAGCATCCGTAGTCATGTCAAATGTAATAAGATATATCTTACTAACGTCTACAGAAATATCTCCCGTAGTCGTTGCTGCACTGAACGCTGTTGCAGAGACTAAAGTATAAGCACCGCCTCCTGCTGGGTCTTGAAAAGTAGGAGCAGTATCTGCTCCGTTAGATGTAAGAACTTGAGTATCCGTTCCTGTTGCCACCGTAGCAATAACTCCTGCCGCATCCCAAGTAATCAACTGTCCGTCGGTACCATCAGCAAGTTTGGCAATAGCCAGTGCCTTGTCAGCTATAGCCGTAGCGTTACCGACCGACGTAACAACACCCGTAAGGTTAGCATTAGTTATAACTGTCGCTGCATTTCCTACGCTCGTTACTCCACCAGTGAGATTGGCATTAGTGGTAACAGTAGCTGCATTTCCAGTTATATTTATCTGGTCCCCAGTGTTGCTTCCTGTTGCAGTACCACCACCAGTCGCAAAACTTCCGTCGGAAAGAGCCGTGTTAAATTCTGCCGTAGTCCCAGATATCCCTACAATAGATGATTGGTCTCCAGTATTTGCTCCAGTCGCTGTTCCTCCTCCAGTAGCAAAGCTACCATCAGAGAGAGCTGTATTGAACTCAGCTGTTGTTCCAGTTATGCCGACTATGGAGGATTGGTCTCCCGTGTTTGTTCCAGAGAAGTTTGCTGCGGTGAGAGCACCACTGAAAGCAACAGAATCGTCGCCCATTGTCATCGTATGGTCTGTTCCAGATACATCGAATGTCCAGATGTTAGAAGCATTAGCACCATCGCTCCATGTGGTATCATCGACTGCGGTTGAATCAAAGCCAGAGGGAACTGAACAGGTAAGATTGCCACTCGCATCAATCGCTGTAGCATAGTTATTAACTGCACAGTCAGTAGGATTAGCGGCTAAAGCGGTTGCTGCCGCTGCCAAATCAACCGTTATATTATCGGGGACATCAGCGTCGACGATTGCCGAACAGGTGAGATTTGCACCAGCATCAATAGACGTAGCAAAGACGTTAGCTCCACAATCAGAAGGGTCCGCTGCGAGTGCTGTTGCTGTAGCGACGTTTCCAGCAGGGATAATGTAATCAACCCCAGCTGTCGCTATGGATTGGACGCCTGTTGCTGTTGTGTTATAAACTAATCCGCTCGCAAGAGCGGACATCGCTTGCTCATTGGTGAGCGTTCCATTAATGGTTTGAGTAATGAAAGTAGCATCAGCTGGAGCTGACGCACCTCCACTCTCAGTGACAGTGCAGTTCATTCCAGTATTCGTTACTACTGAACCAGCAAAGTCATATTGCTTACAGTACGATACAAACGCACCACTATCTAAAGTTCTTAGTGCCGCAGCATGAGCAAGCCCACACCACAGGCTACTAATAATTATTAATACAGCTAGTCTGTTTCTGGTTGAACGTATGCCCATGTTGCTCTACCTCCATTAACTGATGAATCAACCCATAATAAATTAAGATTGTTCACAGGAATGAAAATAGAGTTTCCAGCAGGCTCGACCATAACTCCTTGTTGAGAACCAGCCACTCCATTAACGCTGGAATCTCCAACTATTATGAGACCAGCATTAGCTTCATCTCCACCTACCCAAACACCAGGGACAGGCGTTGACGTTGTTGTTATTTGGACTGCTGTGCCAGAAGTGGGAACAGCGGTAACACCGCTAACAATTTTCCCAAAAGCAGACCCAATCCCCGTTGAGTAATAAGCGCCCTGTGACATTATTTCTCCTTACCGTCGGCTCCTACCCTCTTTTCGTCTCCGAAACCACCGACAATATCATTGTCCTTGTTTCCAGAGAAATCCTTGCCGCCACCCATCGTGTTTATCTTCTCTACTTTTGAAGGTACCTCGTGGGCTTTGACGGTGGCAGTTCTCTCCTTGAATTTCTTTGTGTCGGCTTCTTCGTCATATCCAATATGTTTGAGGTACTCATCAATATTCTCGAATCCTTGATTTCGGACTGCTTGGCGAAACTCTGGGTCATGACGAAAGTCAGTACCGAGCGTCGCTGCTCCAGCATCATTTAACATCTTCAAGGCTTCTCTATCAGGTCCCTTGTAAATAAAGGGTTGCCCTGGGTGAATATCCTTACCTTCATATTTGATAATCTTCGTGCTCTTATTGATTAAGCCGATTTCTTCTTTTGCGGGACTCCATAGTCCCTTATTGCTTACGAAACTTGGCATATGTTACTCCTCTCGGTTGGTATTGCATCTGCCGTTTTATAAATCTATTCATCCTCTGCGATGATAGGGTTGAGTCTCCTTCTTCGTGATTCCTTCTTAGGAGCCTCCTCCTTAATCTCCTCTTTAACTTCCTCTTTAGGTGCTTCAGGAATGGGGTCAGCAGGCGCTGTAACCGCAGCCTTCGGAACCCATTTACCTTTGATTGATGTAAACTCAGGCATAGCATCTCCTTATAATTCTATATGATACCCTATTAAGATTGAGGTAACACTTGTTCCCTCGTCGAAGAAAAGACCATCAGGAAACAAGGCTCCTTCATTAAAACTGGTTGTTACACCAGAGCTGTCTACAGAAGTCAGCTGGATGTATGCTGTATCGCCAGCAGCTGTTCCGTTACGGAGAACAGAGCCAGCAGCGCCAGCACCATATATCTCATGAACGAAGAATACCCTCGTAGGTCTCCCAGCTGTTACATTCGTATCAGCAGTTAATAATATTGTTCCTGGATAGCCGTGATTCATTTTGTTCTCCTAAAAGTTGGAGGCAGGACCGAAGTCCCGCCTCCGAACTGTTTACGCCAAGCTAAGTTTAATTTGGCTATAACCTGTATCGTCACCAACGACGATGACAGAACCTAAACGCTCTAGGATGTCCGTCTCGACAGCAGGAGCACATGCTCCAGCATCTGTCGGAGCTGTGATAACTCCACTGCCCAAGACAACCGTTCCTTCAGTTAAAACACCAGCAACTCCAGCAGTCTGAACCCAACCATAGTCTGCGGCAGCCTGAGCGACCATAGACACGCCAGAGACGGCGGTATCGGTAGTCGTAGACGGCTCAAGATTGGCATAAAGACTTCCCGTGATAGCAATATCAGAAGTTGCATCAAGAGCTACGACAATCTTGTCGCAAAGCTCAATCCTGAAATCACCAGTTGCAGGGTCATCCGTCGCTGTATTACCTTTAATACGGTAAGTGTGACCTTCGCCTGTATCATCAGTAATGGTTAAATACCCACCAGCATACATGCCTGCTGTAACAGCAGCCAAGGTTACTTGCAGGAACTTACTTCCAACAGTACCATCAGTGACTGTCTCAGCAGAAGCAGGAGCGATAACGATGTTATCACTGTCCACTAAGCTGGACTCACTGAGGTCTTGAGAAGTAAGCTGACCTGCACCAGTGGTTGCTCCAAAATGGGAGTATACGAACTCTGCACCATCTTGGCGTTGAATGCGATATCCGATTGCGAACTTCGGTGTCGTACCAGAAACATACAGGTCGACATCTCCGCCAATCTGCGGGATACCTTGAATCGAATTGCTAAAATAACTCGTTGTTGCTACTGCCATGTGATTCTCCTTAACTATTCCCCCTACCTCAAGGGAATGGTTGATGGCGGGCTAAAGCCCGCATTGTTTTTAAAGAGAAGCAAAGGCGAAGTGCTAATAATAGGTCACTCCGCCCGCCTCATTTAATATGCTGCACCATACAGAACTAACAGACGAACAGCTGAGTTATCTTCTCCGACGTGAAACGTAATCGTTCCATCAGCGGCGAAGGACGCTCCAGCACCCGTTGCTGCTTGGGTACCAGCTGTGTCTTCTTGGACAGGGATGCAAAAGACAATATTGTCAATTCCACTTGCCCAAGTATCAGCGTTATCGAGAGTAGCTGCAAAGTCAGCAATCATGCCAGTGAGATTTCCGACACTGATTAACTTCGTTGTGCTAGGTGTTACGGCTGCCATAGTCTACTCCTTTTTACGAGATACCTGTTAGTTTCCAATGACGACGACGGTTGTTGGTAATTAAGTTGCCTCTCCAAAGGATATAAGCAACCTTAACCGTTTGATTCGTCGGTGTGATGAACTCAGTCGTGATGAAGTCAGTTGCTGTATCGACAGCCATCATGATGTAATTCATGTTTAATCCGAACATCAGTCCAGCGCCTACAAAGTTACCGTAGACCAAAGGAATACCCTTGAAGGTCAAGTTACGGAAACCAGCATTAGCGGACAGGCTACCATTGGAAATGCGTTCCAACGGAAGACGAGTCTGCTCATATTTCTGGAAGATGGTTTTATTCGTTAAGATATGAGTCGTGTTCTCCTCGTTAGCAGAACCCGCTACAGCATAGTATGCTGTGCTCATATCACTTAAACCCTGGACGGCAAATGCACCAGAAGCCGTAACAGTTGACTGCCAGAACGTATCAGTACCGCCAGCGATAGAACCTAAATCGCCAGTGTTAATCAACGTTTCAAGGTCAATCAAGTTGTTAGACCCGCCAACAGGAGTCGAGAGCGCTTGCTCCATTCTCTTGTTGATTGCTTTTTCAGACAACAAGGTCTTCGTTCCGACGAGCGGAAGAATCTTGTGCATCTGCCCACTATTTTGGCGTTCCTCATCACGAGTGATTTGGATAGGCTCATAGGCGTTCTGCCACTTGTACTCAACCTGAGTCAAAGTGTTTGTCTGAGTGTTGTTCAAAGTGTCGGCTCCTAAATAGAAACCGCCTTCGTCTTGCTCGTATTCAATCAGAGGTTCGACGATAGTACCGCCACCATCAATCATTTTCTTGTTATCAGATTCGTTAACAAGGCGAAGAATGATGTTTGAATTATATACGTTATCCGTCAAGCGTTTTTGATAGTCGGCTAGAGTTGTATTCAGCACAACGGTATCAATCACCGAAGGAATAAATTGTGGATTCAAAGGTGTTGCCATTAGTATGCTCCTTAAGTTTTAATTCAACTTTTCCCAGCTGCCTCCGCAAGCCTCTTTTGAATAATCCTATTGAAAAAAGACTTAGAACTCTCGTCCTTCTCTGGCTCGATAGTCGGAGAACTATGAGTAGTTTGGATGCCCTCTGGTGAAGCTGAAGCTATTTTTGTACTTACTCCGTTTCGCTCATCAATGCGACCAAGTTCATATGCTTTACGCACATTGTCGTCGTGTTTAAACGCTTTATAAATGTGTTCAGGAGTAGCCTGTATCTTACCTTCGAGCATGTCGGAGGTGATAGTGTCAATCTCCTTTGGGTCGTAATTAGCATACTTAGTGTGCAGTGACTCGTGCTGGGAACGCCTTAATGCAACATTTTGATTTCTGAGGGCTTGGGTACTAACCTTCTTCAGTTCTTCAACTTCTCTCTGAAGGGAGGACATTCTAGCCTTTTCAGCGTCGGACATGATTGAATCATCATCTCCGCTGACCGCTCCTGTCACTTGACTTGCTGCTGCTATGAATTGCGGGTCACTAGCCAAAGCCTGAACACGCTCTGGTGTCCATTCTGTTTGAGCTGGCTGGAGACCTTGAGACTTAAGAACTTCCATCTCTTTCTTGAGTTGTGAAAGTTCCTGAAACTTTTCACCGAACCCACGCTGGAATGACTTATATGCCTGCAAAGCCTGTTCCTTGGCAACTGGGTCTGTGATAGCGTCGATTTCTTTAATATCGAAATGTTCGCTTATACCTTCAAGCTTTGGGTCTTCCTTCGGGACTTCGCTCGAAACGAACTTAGATACCCGTGAAAGTAAATCCTCTGCTGGTGCTTCCTGGGTGCCTGTGGCTTGTCCAGGGTCTACTATTTTTGGTGTTAAATCTGTGATTGGTTCTACCATAACTCCGTCCTTTCGGTTGCGGTTGGTTACTTACGCCTACCTTGGCGCCTTTTTCCTCTGTCTTTTTTAACTGCTTTTTTACCACACCCCATTAGAAACCTCCAGTGCTCTATCGGCATTTCCGATAGCGCCTATTTCCTGTAATGCTTCAATAGCTCGTCCTCCAAGAACGATGTTCCCTTTAGAGTCGGCAGACAGTTTAAGAGAGTTGATAATCTCTTGAGCTCTAGGTGATAAATCATCATACTTTTTCTGGGGATGCTCCTTGTCCCATTTTTCTGCCAACCTCTCTGCTTCATCATACGGAACCATTCTCCGCTTCTTTAATTCCCTCTTATAATGTTCTTTATTGTGAATCATAACCCCCATAGCATTGTTATAGTGCTTGAACTCATGGTCTTCACGACCCTTGCAGAGTTCTTTAAATATCTTATCAAAGTAATCGTCGTATTCTCTATCAGGCATCTTCCGTCCTTATCAATACAGCTCTAGCAACTCCGCCTTCAACATAGATAGACGCAAGAACCCATCCCTTCTCAAGAAACTCGTCGAGAGCAGCCTTAACTTGAGGACGGGTCATCCCGTCTATGTCCAATACCTTAGAGTGTCTCTTTACAACTGATGCGTCTGGTTGGTCAAGTGTTCCCATTATGATTGTACTCCCAAGACATAGACAGTTATATTCCCAGAGGAAGGAGACGAAGCACATGAAGCCGTCAGTCTCCAGTAAGGGAAATAACTCTCACAGGTTTGATAAGAGTTTGTGCTTGCTGCTACATCCCACGACGAGCCTACATCAAAATTGTTAGAAAAATCAGCGTGCATGGACGCTTGGCACTGGAAGGTAATAGTCTGATTCAGTTCGTTCTCAATAATGATAGTCTTAACGATATACGAACCGTTGAACACTGTATCACCAGTATGGTTACTCGTGTCTCTAATCTCTAGCTCATCAAAGGTCTTTTCTGACAGTACGCTCATTATGTTATTCTCTCTCTATACAGCGTAAGATGCTTTACAGTCGCCAATGGTGTCCCTGTTGCCTTTGCCAATATACGGAAGCTCGTCGTATAACCGACAGGGATATTCGGGCTATAACGAAAGTTCTTGTTAGCTGTCTCAGCCCAGAACGGAACATTGGTAGCATTAGATAGCCCTATCGCTGCCAACTCTGCCATTGTAATTCTAATGCGTTCCGTTCCATCAACCTCAATGGTTATCTCAAAGTTAGCGTTTGACCCTGTGATAGCAACGAAGTCAAGCGTTCCTGTTCCAGTCTCACTGTGGAGGATAGTATCGGTGATTACATTAAGAAGGTCACCTACAGCATCATAGTCCGTTTTCATCTGGTACTTCGTCGCTGATTCACTATCGCTAATGATAATCTCTGACCCGTCCATGTTGCAGTCAAGACGTTCCTTCACACCATCGGTAGTTACCGTTACAGATTTCGTCTTATCATCATTCCAAAGATTGACGTTTACTGTAGGGTCATTTAAGTCTGCCATTTATCTTCCTTAATTCTACCAGTATTGCCGATAACAACTGGACTTGAATCACTCCGATATTCCCAGGAACTACTTGAATCGGTTCTTGCTTCTGTTCTTTTTTTGGTTCCTGTGCCTTTACATCAATTACTTGCTTCCCCTTCTTATTCGCTCTCTTAGTCATCATCCCTCCTGTGTTTATATTGGCACTCAAATTCCACGCCGTCTTTAGAGCATTCCCAAGAGACTCCCTGCTCGATAGTCGTGCAGTTATATCTTCTTGGATGCGTCTCAGGTAAAGGACAACAACCTGACAGCAGAAGTGCAAAGAGTAGAAACCCTAGCTCTATGTGAAGCCTTGCCTTATCGTTGGACAATTCGCTCTTTAACACTCCCGCCTCACATAGAATTAGACATCATTACCAATAATGGTTGAATACAAGTCCGTAGCCGCACCCTGGCGGTTTGTACGGATAATGCGAACAAGCCCTGTTCCCGTAACAGGAACTTCGATTGCTGGGTCAAAGAATAATTGCTTCGTATCTCCCTGACGACCAGTAAGAAAACCGACAGCTACTGTTACCAGCGAAGCTGTTGGACCTGTCTGAACCTCGAACTTAATGTTACCACTGCCAGATACAATAACAGACTTCAGTAGCATCGTTCCTACCACAGTGTAGTCATGGTTATCCGTTGCATCAGAAGCAACGCCTGCTGCCGTATCATAGTCGTGAATTTCTTCACCAGAGACAATCGTATCAACATTATGAACGTAGATAGGATTAAGCTCTGTGTTAGCAGAAGCATCTTTACTAATCTTCACAGCCGTTAAGCTCTGAGCTGCAATGTCAATCTCAGCTTCACCAGCCGCTGTGATATTTAATGTCTCAGTACCGTCTCCGATAGTAACGCTGTCAGAAACATGAGTAAGGTCTCTGATGTCAAGGTCAGAAGCTGATACAGCTACTGTACCATTAACTGTTACCCACAATGCACCGTTAGCATTACAATACAGCTTGCTCCAGTCGCCCTCAGCTGGAGTAATCGCAGAAAGAACATCATCTCTCTCGACGACATTAGCAATACCACTCGCAGGTTGAGGAGCAGCTACGTCTTCAGTGTACTCAGTCCCGCTACCTGGATTAGAGATAATTAGCTTACCGTCAGCATCCACCAAAGGTACATAATCTGTACCAGTACCATCTTTAGCTGTATTAGCAAAGATAAGAACTTGGTCTGTCGTTTCCGACAAGTCCCGAATATCAAGATTAGCCGCATCCACTGTGATAGAGTTTCCGCCATCAGCAATGTTCACATCGTTCGTGATACCAGTTAAAGTTGTTACGGTCCCAATATCCCACACACCAGATTGCGTTACTGCAATCGTAGCGTTATCAATATTAACGTCCAACGCATTGGAGGTTACTCCAATAGCCGTTGTTCCGTCGGTTATATTCACATAGATAGGGTTAGTTACAGCATTGACATCCCTTGTTGCGGATACCAAAGATGGGAAAATACCATCAGCCATGTTAACCTCCCTTGTGTTCGAGACGCTGGACGTTAGTGCCCTTTACGTCAATAACTTCTTCGTTTCCGAACTGTTCTAAATTATCAAATTTATTGTAAAGCAACGCTGCTTTACGTTTAAGCATTATTATCTCCGCTTCCAACCTCTTGAGCTTACCTTTAATTATCTCCTCGGCATCAGCCTCTAAGCGTTTTATCTTCGCTTCGGTCTCAGCGATTTGTTGCTCTGTCCATAATTTATGGACCCTCACATTTGGTTCTGGGTTAACTCCGCCAGATACTCCGATGTCTGCCATTACGCATATCCATATATAGTTGCATCGAAGTCTAAGAAGTCTCCAGCAAAGAAATGCTCTACCTTTATATCAATCACATCTCCCGCAACAGTCTTGAGCGGGTTAGCTGTGAAATCAAACTGTAGGTTCCTGTCGGGACCCGACCTCCTCGTATCAATCGTGCTTCCGTTTATCACAAGAAAATACTTCGCATAGTCGTCTCCAGAAACACTGACGATTGATATATTGGTTAGGGATGAATCAGCTGTCTTAGTCAATATTGTTGTTAGCGTTGACGCTGGTACTGATATAGCTGTACCAATAGCCTTTGAGCTAGAAAGAGCAACACCGTCTACTGTAACGTTCCCTACTACTTGAGATGGTCTAAACTCAACCACACCAACACCTTACGACATTTCTTCTAATGTCTTTGTATGTTTTGAACTATTGCACGACCTGTGAGCAACACCAAGATTACAATAATCGTGTGTTCCACCCCTGCTTAAAGGTATGTCATGCTCAAGAGTATCCTGACCAAAATCTATTCGCTTATGGCATACAACACAAGTAAGAGTCCCGTTCTTCTTTATATTATCTTCATAGACCATCTGGATAACATCTGCGGTCATATCACTATCTTTCAATTTCTTGCGACAGAAAGATGCTTGCTTACAGTATTTCGTCCTATCCTTGTTCTTCAAAGCGTATTCTCTGGTCTGCTTCTTTATCTTATCTTGATTCTCAAGATAATAGCGTCTGTCGTTATCTATTTTAGCTTGTCCTTTTAATGGCATTAGATTAGGTTCACCCTGTATGCTGAATCAGCAACGTATGTTATTCTCAAGGAGTGTATATCATAATTCCTCACCCCAATCATCTCTCCCTGGTGCATTGTCCAAGCGCCTCCATACGTTATTCCATCTCTTGAGAAGTCCACTATCATATCTCCTATTCCATCGCAAATAACATATCCGTCAACTGAGTTACGTCCAGTAGCACCAAAAAAATTAAGAATTGCTGGAGAATCACCTAAGACAAAAGCCGTATCCTCGAATGTCTCGTTGAGGTATGGGATAGCCTCTGATAAAGCGCCCTGCGTTACAAGAAGCTCGTTAGCTGAATTAATCTCAGCTGTCCTCAACCCATCGGTTATCTTAATTAACCCTCTGTCTTGAAAAGCATCATTCTGTTCAAGTAATCCCATGCTACCCTCCGAAGAATTGTTTCGTCATAGCTTCAAGATTGCGAGCTTTGGCTTCATCTTCGTCCAGGGCATTTAACAGCACACGAAAATTGGCTGGGACTGTATATTCTCTATTTTCCGTTTCAATGAGCAAAATGTTATCGCCTGTTTCTTTAATCGAGACAATCTCATCTTTATTGATAGCAAAGCCTTCTACAATCTCTATAAACTTCATATATTATACCGAGAAGAACTGTTCGTTCAATCTCATACCACCTAAAACTAAATCTTTGAGCAAAGAAGCAGAATCCACGTTAGGTATATAAGACTTACCGCCAATAATAATAACAAAGGTCTTCTCGCCTTTCACCTTCCGCATCTCTACGGCTTCAATCTGTGCTGGGTTGATTAAGGTACTTTCAGAAATAGGTATGAGTTCCATCATGCTCCCCTTAAAATTGTTTTACTCCGCCCTTTTGCAGATTTACTTTCTGCCCTGGCGTAGCTTGTTTTTCCATCTCCTGCTGAAGTAATGCCTGCTGTACTTGCATAAGCTGACCCATTATCTTCTTGGCTATGTTATCTCCCATCCCTTGAAGAAGCTGCATTACCGTCGAGTATACTTCTAATCTAGCTCTATGGTCTTGCCCTTCCGCTGGAGGAGATGGTATTTGCTTCTCACCTGATAGAGCCGCTTGAACATTAGCCTTGGCTGCACGAACCTCAGCAATGCTAACGAATCCTTGTGACTCCTCTGGCTTAATCTTTCGGAATATCTCAGGGTCACGAATCCTCTGACGAAGAAGCATCTGCTCGATGATAGGGCTGAGATTGACCATCATACCTTCCTGAGCAATCTTCTGCCTTACCTCTGGGACAGTAATCGCTTGGACTGCGAGCTGTAATGTCTGACTGAACCTCTGAAGCTCTTGTTCTGGATTCTCGGGAAGCATGGATATAACGTCTAGCTCTACGTCTACATCTGCTTGTATCTCTGATTCCGATGGGTTTTCAGACCATTCAATACCCAAGCTCCCGACAATCCTTACTGCCTCTTTGTAGGGGACAAACTGCTTATTCAGTTGAACAATATATTTTACAGAACCTCGTAAGAAATCTGCCATAATATCTTGTCGATAAGCAGGACGGGCTGAGGAACCAGCAGACCTTATCTTTACGCTTGCTGCTGATTCTTCTCCCGATTGTAGAAATCCACGCTTAAGGTCGCTAACCCCTGATTTATCTTCAAGGTTACGTTGTATCCTTTGGTCGATAAGATAAAGCTCGCTAGACGCTTGTCCGCCTGGTGACGCAACAAACATGCGCTGACCCACTGGAGTATCTCCATCAAAAAGAATAATTGTATTTTCACCCTCTTGGACTTTTTCAATATCTTCCTCATCTGCTCCACCTTTGTTTATACCCACCCAGACTTTCGTATTCTCTTGGGCATTTCTTATTTGGAGATTAGTGATAACATTCTTTTGGTCTGCGATTGATGCGTAGGTAGCAATGTCAGGTATGCCCATCATCCTGTCTGGAACTTCATTGAACTGTAAAAGATGGGATGGGAAACCCTCGGCTTTTATTTTCCAAGAACTAACCCGCAAAGGTTTGTCTTGTTCGTCTGTTAATAGTAGGACCCATCCCTTTATTCCTTCTCTCGCCTCTTTTTTCGTCGGGCGTAGATAAATTTCATATAGTTTTGCAAATCGTGATGCAGATGATTTCTTAAAATCCTCGTCTGCAAAGTCGAGCAAGTTCTTCCTGTGAGCATTAGATAAATCTCCCCCGTTAACGGGCTTTCCTGCCTTAGCAGCGTCGGCAATAGCAGTATTCAGTCCAACCCTTTCTCCGAAACCAGAAAAACCTTTAACCAATTTTTTATCAACATCAAGCTTATCATCATCAATCAAATCTTGCAGTCTTATATCTATTATGCGTCCTACCCAAGTCGCTTCTTCGAGATTAGAAAATGTCACTGCGGGGTCTTTAATAAAACGCATAGGAGATAAACGTTTTACAAAAATCTTATCCTGCTTAACAAAAATACTCTGTTCTTCGGTCATTCCGAAATCACCCTTATACCCATGCCATAGCACGCCATGAGGGAATAGGAGAGCATCAAGAAGAACGTTCCTAGTCTCTTTCTTGTACTTTATCTCGTCGAGCTGATAGTTGACAATAGCCTCTTGAGTCTTGGCTGATTCACCAGCATCAATTTCTACTTCTACCATCTTTCCCGTCGTGGGGTCTCTCTTTTTTGCGATGTATGTTTTCTGTCGGGGTTTGAGGAAGGCTCGGGGATTACGGAAGAATGTCGACGGGAGATTGTTTTGGATGATAGGATAAACTTCGTTGAGCATGATATCCCAATCCACGCCAACCTTGGGAACATATGTCCCAGTATATCTTTCTATCGCTTCGATTCCTATTGGTTTGAGTTCTTCTTCGTTGAATTTCTCCGCCATGATAATTTCACTCATCAAAGCGGATAGACGCTCTTTGGAGGGTTGTTTATCTGCCATAGTATCCTTTTGTTTGGGAGAGTACAGTATTACCTGTACCCTCCCGTCCATCTAGGGGTAATGGATATATTCTAGTCTACATTACTATTGTTACACGATAATGTAGAGCTTGTCAAGGTATATGGTAGATATTTTTTTCTGGGTACTATATGTTGTATGGTGTATCTTTGATGTCGAACAGTTTTGGGTTTATTAATACAGCAATAATAATCATTAATACTCCAACCTCAAAGAGTAGGAAATCCCAGGTCTTCCGCAAGAAACTGGTCTGAGATTCCTTGGAAATCTTCTTCATGATAAAGCTCCTCCCATTGAGTTGTTGCTGGGTCGTACAATTCAACTTCTTCTTGTTCTCCGTACCAGATGTCGTCATTCCCCCACTGACCTGACTTGCTCCGATAATAAGTAACATTATACTCGTCCATTCTTACCTCCAGCTTTTCTTGGCGGGTAACTCCCGCAACTTAGTGGATTTCTTCCCGAAGACAAAGGGAACCTTAGACTTCTCCTTTGAGTGCCTTGTTTTCTCGATATGGTTGTTTCTCAGCCATTCAAAGTGCGGGTCGTCGATTGGAGCCTCATCTTTCTTCTGAGATGGAGCATATTCTAAAAGACGACAGAGGATTTGCTCTGCATCTGGTAAATCGTCGTGTGTTCCCGACGGAATCCTCATTAATTGGTATTCCAGCTCTCCCATGCCCTTTTTATGAAACACACTGTGCATTTTGTACCTTGGCTGTAACGGAGTGACAATCCTGCTTATCTTATCGTTGACCCAAGAGACATCCTTTAGGTTTAACCACTGATTTCGCCTCATCATAGCCTGTTTTAAGAACCATTTCATCACTTTTTCGAGTTTTGCCTTCTCAAATCCGATATATACGGTCTTCCCAGTCATTTTTCTTAATTTCTCCTCGACCTTGAACAATACCTCCTCGAATTGGTCAGGACGGACTCCCCTTTCACAGAAATAATCGTCTATGAGAAGCTCGCTGTTAGGAGTTAGGTATCCAGGCATAACAACGGTATAATCAGCCTCTTTACGCTCCTCCCAAGCTAAGTCACAGCCTATGGAAGCCTTGCAGGAAGACAGTGACCCCTTGGATTGTATCCTGCCCTCGTCATCCAGCAAGATATAATGGTCATTCTCGACATACCACTGCCTAAAATCCTCTTTATCGAACTTTCTTAGACCTCCAGAGACAGGATTCCCCTGGTATTCCTTCGCAAACACGTCAGGTTTCTCTTTTCTTAGCTTAAATAGATTATCAACACTCCATTTTTCATCCCACAAGCTCCTCCAATCACCATTCTGCCTGTCTTTATACAGCGCTCTGTAGAACAATTTGCGATATTCTGGATAAGAATTGGGTGAAACTAGCTTTGCCATGAGACAATCGTCGTGGAGGATGGTTCCAATGGCGATATACTCGCACAATTCGGCATCTCCTGCTGGTACGAGCGCATTATCGTACAAATCCTTGATATTTCGGCGTCTATCGGGGGAACGAACCATATCATCGTCTTCTAAGTCGTCAATTAGGATTAAATCAGGGCGATATGCTCCAAACTTCTCTCCACGGACAGAACCTATCTGCTCTGCGCCTTTACAGAGCACTCTGGTCTGGAATCCATCAGGATGAGTAAGAACACTGTCTCCCGTGCTGTCTTTCGTGATTTCAACACCAAAATCTGACCTAAGATGGACATTATTCCTAAATTCGCTCTTGATTGTCTCTAAACTCTGGCTTGCCTTAAGATAAGTATTCTGTACTATGACTATAAACCTCTTTTTCTTAAAGGTTATACGGTGTTCGGGGAACAGGAAGGCTAGAATGGTGCTCTTGGCGCTCTCACGAGGGCACTGACAGGCAAAATAACGGTTGGACATAACCTCTTTTAGTATTTTAATGTGGAATTGTGGTGTGCGGGAACGGAAGTGATGGGGGAAATAGTAGAACCCCCAGAGGAGAGGGTTTTTCTTGAATATTTCAAAAGCATTCTGGCTTGACAGGTTAGACATAAGCCCTCCTGACAGCTTGCCTCACAAGGGCATAATGCTTTGGGCACATATCAGACTGCCATCGTATCGTTTTGTCTTCATTATACTTTGCTAAAACTTTCCAATTACACCCGCTTCTTTTGCATTTCGGACGTGATTCCTTTACCACATATTTAGAGTTCATTAGAGTTCCTTATATATATTATATAGTCCTTAATGGAACGTAGTATCATACTACGTTCATTAATTAGTGTTCATTAGAGTCCTTCTCTCTTTAAGGGTGGGAATGAACTCTATCCCATTTCCTCCACTATTGCATACTTTGTTGGTCTGGAGCCAGGATTGAGTTTTCGGAGCTTGTTGACATCGCTCCGAGAGAGGTTCATGAGTCCTTTTTTGACAGCTGAAATGCTCAGTCCTGTCTCCTCTGAAATCTCTTTGGCGCACTTTGGACCGTGATTTATTATCCATTTTTCTACCATGTCGACGTATGATGGATGGTCGATTGCTCCGTCTATGACATACTTGAGAGGGAGAGGGTGCTCCAACTTAAGCTTCATGTTCTCGATAACTCTGGAACTCCTTTGAGTGGTACAACTTAGCGCTCTCTTTTTATCTTTCTCTAACCTCAAGTGGATTATATGATTAGGGAATGCCTTCCAGACGAAGGAACCCATGACGGAATTATCCCCCTCTGACATATAATGTCCCTCTCTGTTTCTTACTGGTCTATGCTCATGGTGGGTTATGATATTGGCACATCCGAAGTGTTCGTTCAGTAGTCTTATGTTGCGGGATGCTGCTCTGGCGGCTAGGTCATCACTTAAGCTTCCTGCCATGCTCATATATAGAGGGTCTATTATTATAACTCTTGGTCTTATCTTTCTCTCCTCTATCTTATTCACTAACCATACTATGCCCTGGTCTTTGTCCAATGATAGGGATGGGGTGTGCATGAGGTGGAAGTTCTCTGGGTCCCAGGAAACTCCTGACTGGTGTGTCATAGCCCTGAGCCTCTCTATCGTCTCATGTCGGGTACTCTCTGTCTGGATATATAATACCTTCATTGGTTCTGGGATTTCATATTCACCGAATAGTGCCTCTCCCGAGCTTAGTGCACATGCCATCTGGAGGGCTAGGAGTGACTTCCCTACTTTCTCCCTGGCTAGGATTACTACATTCTGGTGTTCCCAGAGGAACCCGTCTATGAGATAGTTGTCTGGCTCGTCCTTGATGTTCATTAACTCTAGTCCGTCTAATATCTCGCCCTTGCTTGCCATCCCCTACCCCTTTCTGGATATCATATTCACCCTTAAGACCACATACTTCCCTAACCTTTTCCAAAACCCTGGCTCGTAAAGACCACAGTCATTGTTGCTATTGACCTCTTTTGTTTCAGGGTTGTTGTAATAAAATAAGTCTGGGGTATCTATCCTCGTCCTGTATGCTCTGCAATAGGAATATATACTATACCCGTCGATGTTTGGGTGATAGTAGAACTCACATCCTCTACAATATATCTTGTCCATGTCTCCCCCTAGATTAGTATATCATATACACCCTTAAGACCACCTACTTCTTCTTTATCAATAATGATATTACTTTGTATATTGTGAAATAGGAGGCGAGGACTATGGTCACGATGAGAACCCCTATTGTCCCGAGTTTGTCCAGCGGTACTGCGGTTATGTCTGGCATTGGTACCTTTCATATATCATATTCACCCTTAAGTCCATCAATCTCTAACTGTCTCCCCCGACGGTGTACCCGTCGCTATCCCCTCTGGATGTTTTTGAAGCAATCCTCGCACATCCCCACTCCATCGTAGATGAACGATGCTCCGACTTTCTCCTCTGGATAGCAGATGGCGCACCAGGAGGCGAACAGTATCCCTGGCTCCGTGTAGACGAAATCTGCATTTGGGTCTGTCGTTGTTGCTGGCTCTGGCACAATAGTCTTTGTGCATGTGCACCATGGCTCTTGACCTGCTGGGAATCCCCCCGTCGGGATATCTCCGATATAAAAATATATCTTCCCGCAGGTGTTGCAGTGCTCCCCCGTCCCTGGATACATACTCATCTCAACCACTTCCTTTCTTCCAGTTCTCGACGAGAAATGAACCAAGAGCCTGCAATCTTCTTTGCGGATAGTCGACATTCGGAGATAGCCTTGCGGACAGCCTGCACGGTGATACCCCTCGCCACGGCAACATCCTCGACGGTGAAATGTTCTTCTTCAAATTTAATCGGCATGATTAGTCCTCGGTGTTGGGTCGGTAAATTAAATCGAACTCATCTTTCGCTATTGGGTATGGATACCCTCGTGCATCACGACAGAGGTACCCATCTTCGCAGGTCATAATACCCTCGGAGGTGTGAACCTTGAAGGGACCCTCGATTCGGACTGCCAGCGTCGGGACTTTCTTTTGGTAGGATTCGGCGTTGCGGAATGTGTCAAGATTCTCAACGATGGTGCGGGAAAACTCTTTCATTGCGGCTCCTTCGGTTAGGGTTTCAACTGATAGAGGCATGGTAACATAGGGGAAGCGAAGACGCAACTTAAATCTTGAGAAATATTTCTGAGAAAAATGTCGACGGAGGGGGATTTTGGGAAAAATTTCGGAAAAATAGGAGTGGTAGCTTGAACCTGGACGGGTGGGGGGGGTACCCCGATTCCCGCATGATTTCGACCACATGTTTCCCAAGATATCGGCACGATTAATGCGTATTAATACAGCACAGCGTCGGTCGACGAGAACACAGTATTAATCCGTATTAATACTCGAGGCTCGACGGTCGACGAGGTCACAACTCAAGCACGCCTTGGCTCATGCTGTCCGACGAGCCGACGAGAACCTCGACGCTGTCCGTCGCTGTGTATTAATCCGTATTAATCCAAACTAATAGTGTCGTCGGTCGTCGAGAAGTCAGCGTCTACTATCTCTCCGTCTTGCATTCCATCGTCGAGCGCAAGCGCTTTGTTTAAATCATCAAGCTTGCTAGTCAGTAACTTAAGTTCCTCGCTCCCTCTACCCTCGAGATTAATATTAATACTCCGTCGGTCAGTATTAATACTCGTCGCTGTTTTCAGTGCTCCATGGAGTTCCAGTCCAGTCTTTACCGCCTGGAGCCTGGTCGGGTTATCGACCGTCTTGACGACCTCTCCGCTCGGCATAATGTTATCTTTTTTGGCACTGGTCAGGCGCTTAAGCTTGCCGACCAGGTTGCCGACGTCTAATCCTTTTGTGTTCATTATCTCGACGACAAACTGTTTTATCTCTGGCTTGTTTGCGAGCATTCTACTTGCGCTCGCTTGTGCAACGGTGTCGGTTACCGTCGGGTGTAGAATCTTATAAGCTTTGCCCTGATGTCCATTGGTTTTTATCAATGCCCTTGCAAACTTCATGTCTTTTGGTTTAATCTTTTTCATAACATTTTCCTAACTTTTTAATACTGATTAATACTCGTCGGTATTATATCACTTTATTCGTGTTTATGTTATGTTTTTATCTCTTTTCTCGTCGGTATGATATGGATTGATATTAATAAGGATTAGTTCTTGTCGGGAGAGCTTTTGTTTTTGCGGTTGCTTTTCTCTTTATAGACTGCTGTTCGTCGGAGCGGAGCGGAGACGCATTAATAAATATTAATCCTCGTCGGATTTTAGGCATAAAAAAAAAGGGAGCAAACCTTGACGGTCGCTCCCTTGATTTTGTTTGGTATTAATACATCCTAATGCTTATTAATTCTCGTCGGTGTTTATTAGTTTAAATGTTCGGATATTCGGTTCTTAACTCCCTTTAAATCAACTCCGTCAATCTTTACTTCCTCGTCGGGTTCATCATCCTTGAACGGTCGGGTGTCATACAACTTTTCGATTTCCTCGACTGGCAAAGATTTTAATTTTTCCAACTGTAAAAAAGACAACTGCTTGAAAACCTCAAACAACTTTTGTTCATAACTCATGATTTGGCTCACTTTCTTTTATTAATACCGACGACGATGTATTAATACACCGTCGACGATATCAACGTTTTAGGATGTTAGATTGTATTTAACCCTCGTCGAGACCTAACATGATGTTAGTCAACTTTTCGATGGCGATTTTCTCATCATCTTCTCGATTAATGATATTTTCTCCAAACAAAAAGTCAAATTCCTCGTCGGTAGAGTCATATGATGGATGTATTGCAACGAAACCAAAGCGGACATTATGCGAACAACTTTCATTCGCAAGCCGTTTAATCTCATATTCGCAAACTTCAGCGTCGGTGAGAACGATTGCAACGAGGTCGCTGTCGCTGTCCTCGTCGTCTCGTAACTTGTCAGCTACGATGTTTACAGCTTGAGCCAAATTTGTACCGTCGGAATATTCATTCCTGAAACCGCATAAACTGGTATATAATTTGTCCTTGCTGTAGTTCTCACTGTTGCAAAGCTCGACGATGTCTCGAGTAAAACCAAAGATTTTAAACTCGACTGGCGCTCCGCTTTGCTCCGCTTTTAGAATTGCCTCTGCAATAACTTTCGATAAGTTGTAGATGATATTAGCACGAGAACCTATATCCGATGTTTGACCTGTCGACGACGAAACATCCAGGACAAGTGCAACTTTTGTCTTGTATTGTTTCTGTTCCTCGTCGAGAAACAACTGGTCAACGTCGGTGTAAAGGCTCCCATACTGTCGAGGGTTCAAGTTTGCTCCGTTATCATCCTCAAACTTTTGGTCTCGTCGGGCAATAACCGTTTCGGCTATAATCTCGTCGAGGGTTTGGGTTGATTCGATAACTAACTCCGATGGCGCTTTCACCTTTTGAGTGTCAAGCGCTTTGAAACCGCTTATCTCAGCGTCGTCGGAGAAAGAGAAACCATCGTGCTCTACCGTTTCCAACTTATTGATTAATCTCTGCTTTTCATCCTGGCAAGCGCTTTGTTCGTTCCTTAATTCTTGAATCTCACGTCGAGAATCAGCTACTCCATCGCAAGCTTTTTGTTGTTTCTCTTGATGTTTGTCGACTAGCTTTTGATATTTTGCCTCATCCTCTGGATTGTTAGAATTATCACGCTTGTTGCGATTAGCTCGTCGGTTCTTGTAAGCCTTGTTTTCATCCTCGGAGTGTTTAACCCATTCTTGTTTTTTGCTCGTCTCAAGGTTATCCAACTTGTCAAGTTCTTTTTCCAATTTTTCGATTTCCTTGAGGATGTCCGATGGTTTTTGTGTCTTGCTATCTCCAGGCTTTCCATCACCGCTTTGCTTTCCCTCGTCGGTGGATTCGTCGGTGTCAAATCCAGAAGAACCATCTTCTTGATTTTCTCCGTCGTCTCCGTCGGCATTTTCTTGCTCGTCTTTTTCACCGTCGGGAGAATTGCCTTGACCTTGACCGCCTTTTGTTCCTTGGCTGTCACTGTCTTGCTTTTCTCAGTCGGTGTTCTCTTTTCCATCTCCGCTTTTTCCACTGTCCTGGTCGAGCTCTCCAAATAACTTCTTGGATAATTCAACCGCATGAGGAATTAACTCGTCGGTGTTCGGTGATTGCTTTGCGATATCCACATAAGGTAGATATTTTTGCAATCGGTTGACGATGTCGCTGTCATAAATATCCGCAGGATTATATCCATGCGATGTAAATATGAGCGACTTTAATATCCGCACTGGAATCGGTTCTTTGTTAAGTTGGTCGAGTTTAGTCGTCACAACTTCCTCGACGAGCTTTCGATAAAAATACTTGCTATTCGGATATTCGACTTGTGTTTTCTCGTCGATTCGTATATCCTCAAGGACATTCAAGCACGTCGCTGACGACTTGCTTAATCCTTGCATAGCATTTATTGTAGTGTATTTTATATGCGATGTCTCGTGGAGCAAAGAACCGATAACATTATCAGTGTAGTCGGGGTTGACTTGCGATGGGAGTATTATTCTTTCTCCGTCGGTACTCGGACTCGCATTGTCTTTAAAAACAATTTGAGTTTTTGTGTCGTCGGAGAAGTGCCTTGCAACAACTTTCAAGTGATTCATTTTCTCTCCCTCTATTGATTAATCGGTTCATCGAATTTTTCTGCTCCGAATATAACACGAGCAAGCTCGACGAGGCTTTTTCCATCTTCCTCACGAGCGGTTAACAACGAATGGTTGAAAAGGTTAGAGGTCAAGGATTCCTTGACGCTGTCACCTGCTTTCAAATCTTCAACTATTCGTGTTACGCCACGCAAAGAAAATACCATACGCAAATTTTGATTGCGGATAGTATTGTTCACCTCGACGTAAAAACGCATGAGGTTTTTCGTGGCGTCATCGTTGCCAGTGTCGAAAACCTTTTTGACCGTTGCAGGCTCAAAAGGTTCGACATGCTCGACGGAGGTTCGGTCACCTAACGCAACGTTGGTTTTATTTGTTCCGCTGTACTTTGCGGAATTATAGTTACACGCCAAAAAGATTTTGCAATCCTCGTGGAGATTAACTATTCGACCACCGTCAGCGTCTTTAATTAAGAGACGACGATTATCGAGTAGCTCGTGGAGAAAGAACAAGCGTGAACTATTTTGACTGTTAAACTCGTCAAATAATATCACGCTCGGTTTCTGCACGACCTCAAATAATAAACCAGTACGAAAATACGTTGTACCATTCTTAATCTCTCGACGACCTAACATGTCTTTTAGGACAGTCGTGTCATCGCAAGCGATTCGTAAAAATGGAATGTCTAGTCGAGAAGATAACTGCTCGACCATTTTCGTTTTACCAGAACCAGCGTCACCGATTAAGCAAACGTTACGCTTCCTCGACGACAACTTTTCGATTTTTTTATCAATAGAGCGTAGGAAATAATTTGAATCAACAGGACACTTCAAGCTTTCCATGTCCACATTGCATGGTATAACCTCGTCGACACCGTCGGTGTCATGAGGAAAAGCGCTTTCAGTGAGTGTGTTTTGAGACACTTTAATAATCTCTCCGTCGGTATTCAGTCGACCTTTTGACTTTAACTGGCGTAGACGATAAAAGACATTTGATTTTGCAATGCCCAATTCCGTCGAGAGTATGTCAGGATTATTGCCATTTTTCTCTATACAATCTAACACTTGAATATCAGTAACTTTCTTCATGATATTAATTTTCCTTTCAGGATAGTAAATCTCCGTCGAGGTAATCATAAGCATTAGGATTTTATTTGAGGCATAAGTGCCAGTGTTCTCGTTGGGTGAAACACAAAAAACCCGCTGTTCTGTTAACATCGTCGACGGTCAAACAGCAAATAAACCGCATTAATCAACTGCACGTCGAGGGGTTAGTACCTCGTCGTCGGGTGATTCAGCGTCAATCAATTCTGGTCATAAGGTGTTATTTGTGCACGTCGTCGACTTCTGGCTCCATATTGCGTTCATGGACTCTCGACGAGACTTCCGTCAATATCCATGCAAGTATTAATCGACTTGAACAGCGACCTTGAATCAATTTTCATTCTTGGCTTAACCTGGCAAACCACATTCTCCGTCGAGGAACGAGCGGGCGGGAGTGAGACTCTCGTCGTCGGTCGGTGGTCGGTGTTACCAAAAATTGTCAATGAACGAACTACGGACTACATGGTATCATATCGTATTAATACTGTCAAGCGTTTTATCGTCGGTATTAATACAGCTGAATCGTCGGTGATATTAGGGAAGCTATTTGAGATATGTCGGGCTTCCTTATTTTAGGTTTTTCCTGGATTGTATTAATCGGTATTAATACGGATTGATTGGTATTAATCGTAATTAATCTTTCCTGGATATCTTAACTTTTCAGGATGCGACAGGTCATCATTCAGGTGTTGTTACCTGATATCTTTCTTTGATATTGATTAGTTCAGATTAGTTCTGATTAATAATTATTAATACAAAGTCATGAGAGATTTACACGGAAGGAGGTGAGGCTGGTGGTGTGATTTCTCCCAAGATGGTGGTACTTTTAGGTTTACGACAAAAATTCGGCAGGACGGAAGCTGAAAATTCCAGAAGCACTGGGCGGAAAATTTTTCAGTCTTCCTGAGTCCCGTAAGCAAAAGAGATGTAAAATAGTTCTTGACTAATATAAGTTGATATGATATGATTGTAACATAATGAGATATCAGATAAAACATTTAATAGATTGTTCTCGTCGGGAGAACACGCTTGAGGCTGGGCGCTTTTGCTGGTGGGTAGCGTTCAGTCCTCTTGCGTTAATTAAAGGGGGTGTATGGTGGCAGAGAAGAAATTAGAAGATATCACTGAAGAAGAATATAAAAAGATTAAAAAGGCTCTGTTGATAGGGCAGTGGTTTGCAAAAGAGCATGGGCAACCGTTTGATGAGTACCAGAAAGATAGGACAACGCTGTACCAGGTTTGCAATAAACTAAGGTTAAACAATAAATACTAAGGGGTATATATGAAAACAATGTTTTTTCGTGTGTCAGTTGAGTGGGATAGTGGTCATGGTCGTATTGATAATAGCAGGAAATACGCTAAGATTGAAGATGCTATAACCTATATTAAGGGGATAAGCAAGCATTCTAAGATATACAAGGCTCATATCGAATATGAGGAGCGTGAAGTTAAATAATAATTATTAATAACGGAGGATGTATGAAGCCAAAAAACTGGGATAGTTTAAGCAAGCAGGAGAAGTTGGGGATTGCCAGGGAGTTATTCCCGAGCGTCAGAGGTCAGTTGATTATCAGCCAGGCGCTTGTGATAGCCAGCAAGGAGCTTAGGGGTAAGAAATATCCCGAGACATCCAATGCCGAGGATATGGATATCCTGATTGAAACGTTGTTCCCGATTTACCAGGTGATTAGTAAGGATATAAGTAATCTGTCTAAGGACAAGGACACAGGGCGGTATGAACCTAAGCCAATCAAGAGGTTCAATCCGTAGGAGCCTATATATAGGGAAAGGGGTGGGGAAATGGCAAAATACACAAATTCGCTTTTACTTGCAGATTATGATTCACGAGCATCATTCTACGGTAAGGCTAGGGTGGTAGATGATGGTGAGAGGACAATTCTTTTAAGCTACGATACCGAGGTCGCTTATATCGAGCATGGTCAGGCTTATGTTGAGTCGACCTATTCGCATACGACCTTAAGGCATATCAAGGAGTTCTTGTTACAGCATGGATTCAAGGCAGAGAATAAACATCAAATCTTGAGGGATTATGTATAAAGAGCCGTCGGATGCGTTATTAATAGTTATTAGGACTGCGCTGGAAAGCGTGTTGTTCCAGGTCAAAGCGTCTCATATAAGAAATGTCTTGGATGAGCTTGGATACAAGAACTTTCGGTGTGGATACCTAAGAGAACGCTACTGGCGGTTGAAATGGAAGATTATTAACAGGAAAGGGGAAAGCGGATGTTCAAGACATTCAGGATAATCATTACGCTTTACAACGGGAAAAGGGATGTTTGGGAGGAAGATTCTTTGCACGATGCTCTCGCTCATGTTGACAAGATGAGAGATGTTTTTAGCGAAGATGATATTAAGCGGATATTAATAAAGACTAGGGAGTATTAATATGAACCCAGATAAAGACAATGAAGTATTAAAGGCAGAGATTATAAAGCATATTGCCAAGGTTCATGGACTCGATAAATCATTCTTAAGGTTCTTTTCGGACATGGGGATGGAACTTGATGATGAGGAGCCAAAGGTCAGGCGCAGGAGCGCTGTTGTTGAGGATTATCTTAAAAGAAAGGGGATAAAATGACAGATGAAGAAAAATTAAAAGAGATACTGGACATAATAACGGTTGATATCCCAAACGGGTATGACACTTTTTGTGCCTTGCAGAAGATTAAGGATATCATAAACGAGGAGGATTAATAATGACTAAGAATCAAGTGTTTGCCCTGGATAATCACACATGCGGGTACCCAGATGGTTTGTCATTCGAGGAAGTTCTTGACCTAATCGAAGGCGGGAGTGAGGATGTTACGATTTGGGAGCCATTTGAAAACGATTTCCCTGCATCTATCGTTGAGAAGATTCAAGATATGGTTGGAGGACTGGATAGAACATATCCCGATGGAAAAAAAGAGTTGACTTAACTGATATGATATGATAGATTGGTATGGTATCAAGTTGATGTTTCAGTCGCAAGTTGTTCTTTCTCCGTCGCTGATGTTGTTTTTTCTTTACTAACACGCTTTTCGCTTGGCGTAGCCAAGCAATAAAGCAGTATTTAAAGAGGAGCGAACCATGGACGAAACAGTAAAAATAAGCGAAGTGCCGATTCATGAAGAACCGAGAACCATCGAAGCGCTATCTGAATACGACCTTTACGACCTCTTTCGTATCAGAGACAGCATAAGCATCCTGCATGATTACGGACTGGCAGATATCAACTTGCTGGCAGAGGTCAATAGAATCATCAAAACTAAAGTGTAGTATTAATAACCATTAATAATCTAGGGGGATTACAATGGAAAAGGAAATCATCAGAATCATCGAGGAAAGCCTATCTCAAAAGATGGGTTATGCAGTAGTCAGAGTATCAAACCTCAAGTTAACCTACGACATCGCTGTGGAAACAGTCGACCAGCCAAAGAACAAAACCTACATAAGCACAGAGCAACCCAAGAAAAAATACAAGAAACGTAAGTTCCGTCGGACTGGACAGTTCAGTCTTTCTCGTGATTACACGACCTCTCCAGAGGACATTAAGGTCATGAGGACTTTCTTGGGTGGATGGCAAAGAGAGGGTATCTTGACGGATAGTATCAAGATTGAACTATCAAAGACACGAGGAAAGTTCTCTACCAGTCTCGACCGAGAACAGAGGCTAAACGTACTCAAAATGTTTAATCAAACGAGACAGCAGTTGGCTTTTAATAATGGGAAATTACAATAATCTCTGGAAAGACTGCGGGTTCCCTGCATTTATTACCGTGTGGGGATGCGTCTTAGTGTTTTTGTTTATATTCTGGTATGCGTTAATTCGCATCCTCGTCGGGTAACAGTGTTGCCAGTGCCTTCAATCTGGAATAACAAGTGGCATCCAGCCGTGTAACATTGCCGACGAGACGAGAGGGGGTGTGTTATTATGGATGATTTACTAACCATAGAACAACTATGTGAAAAACTTAATCTTAACAAAAGCTGGGTGTATCAAAGAACCCGCATGCAAAAGATTCCGTGTATCAGATTCGGCAAATACCTGAGATTCCGTCTCTCTGATGTTGTGGAATATTTCGAGAAAGGAGAACAAGATGGCAAGCCCAACCTATCAAACAACTTTAACGTTGAATGAAGAAGATAACCAGTTAAGAACAGCGTTAAATGATAAAGAGATTACCGTTATCGACACATGGAGACGGGGAGCACAAGAGTTGCTCAGTGAGATTCAAAAAGACGAGAGAGGTGAATGATGGATGATAAAAAGCCTGTTATCTGTCCTCTCATGTCTTGCCGAACAACAAGCATAGATTCTGCAAATACTGGAAACCCGCCAAAAGTAACTCCGACCGTAGCCAAATGCCAAAAGGGTGATTGTGCTCTCTGGGATTATGCGGAGAAAGTTTGTTGTTTCAAATCAATCTCTATGCAGATGATTAAGTATCTGGAAAGGATAGGATAATGATTGATATAGAAAAACTTATTGACGCTGAGATTAATAAAGAGCCTGACCAATATATCGACAAGAAGTATCGGGAATATTGGAGAACGAGCAATTTCGGTAGATGCTATCGAATGCAGTATTGGTATCGCCAAGGTGTTGGGGTGTCTAATCCGATTGATATTAGAGCATTGAGAATCTTTCGTGTTGGTAATATGTTTCATAGAGATATCCAAGCACTTTTATCCCAAGACGCCATTGAGATTGAGTTTAAATCAGAGGAACATCATGTCTTAGGGCATGCTGACCACGTCGGAGATGACTATGTCGAGGACTTTAAGACCATAGGTGATTTCCAGTGGAAACTGATGAAGAATAAGAATTTCGATGTCGTCAAAGATAAGATGGCGTATATCTATCAACTCATGGCTTATTGTTTCTTCCTTAATAAGCACAACGGTCGGCTGACCTTTGTTCACAAGGATAGTTATTCGATTAAGACTTTTGATTTCTCCCTCTTGGTGTGGAAACCGCACGTCATGAAAGAATTGGAATCTTTGAATAACTACTGGAATGAAAAGTCATTGCCTCCAGCAATCCCTAGAGCCTATGGATGTCGTGACTGCTCATATTGTCCGTTTCAAGACTCCTGTGATAATATTGAGGGGAACACCGCTAAGGATAGGTTCGAGGCGACCAAGCCGAAGAAAGCAAAGGTGTTTTAATGAATAAATTATTATTGTATGGTGGGTTGATGCTCAAGGGTTTTGATGTTGTGGTGAAGTGTTTTATCACAGTATTAATAATTCTTGCTTTACTCAAATACATAGGGAGCTAGATGAAACCAATGGATAAACCAAACCCTGAGTGTAGATTCTGTCACGGTAAGGGGTATGTTCTCGTCCGTATTGATGAATGGGATGTGGATAAAGACCCCTGTGACTGTGTTTTTCCAGATGAGGAGGAGAAAGATGAAACCAAATGAATGGGTATTAACGATTCTTCAAGTAGCGGCTCCAGTATTCTGTTTCTCTGTAGGACTATTCTGGCAGGGTATATTCCTGACAATCTGGTTGGTGTTTTTCGGACTAACGGAATGGTTGCTTAAGACCTTTACTGGAAAAACTCTCTCCCAGCATGTTTGGGCAAAGCCAATGTGGGTGAGGGTTGTTCTCAGTGTTTTGATGGTCGCAGGAATGATGGCTCTGGGCTTTCATTTTATCTGGGGTTAATTAATAATTATTAATATAGGGGGAGGACATGTCTTTTAAACTAGGGGAAGAAGTTCATGTTGTCATGTTGGGTAAAATCACAGAAATCAGGATGGTTGGTGATAAGGTCAAGTATACAGTTTGTGGTTCTGGGTGGTCAATGGCTTATGTTTCAGAAGATGACCTCGTCAAGATAAAGAAAGGGGATAAAAAATAATGGCATTACCAAAAACACTGTCACAAAAGGAAAATGAACTCGGTAAACAGATTATTTTAGTCTACGGGCGTCCAAAAATCGGAAAGTCTACGCTGTGCAGTAAGTTTGACAAGGCGCTGTTTCTCGCAACCGAGCCAGGACTTAATCAATTAGAGGTTTTCAAGGTCAATGTAACCAGCTGGAAAGGTTTCATGGAGGCTTGTAAAGAAATATCGGAGGGAAAGCATGAGTTCAAAACCATCGTCATTGATACTATTGACAACCTCGTACCTCTCATTCAAGCATATGTCGAAGAAGTTAATGAGGTGGATTATATTGGCGACATTCCTCATGGAAAAGGATGGTTTTTAGCCACTCAGGAGCTCAGGAGAGTCCTAACCAAGCTCGCAATGTTGCCTTATGGGTTGATATTGGTCAGCCACAGCAAACAAGAAGAAATAGAAACTAAGACCAAGAAGTATAATCGTTTTACTATTGACCTAAGTGGTAAGAATCAGAACGCAGTGCTGAACCTAATGGACATTATTCTGTTCATGGACAGCGAAATGAAAGGGGGAGAGGAGATAGGGGTGATGAGAACTAAGCCAAGCTTGTATTGGGAGGCAGGAGATAAGAGTAAGCTGTTACCAGAGGCTATCGAGTTTGAGCCAGATAAACCAGAGATGGTTTATGACGTAATCAAGAAGTCGTTTGGGGGTAAGAAATGACATATAACCCAGATAGTCCAGATGAACATGCCTTAGTTGTGTGTCCATTTTGCGAAAACCCGCTGGTCTATCAACCAACCATTGCAGATGACTACCGAACAGCCGTCTGTCACGGGATGAAGAAGAATGCTGATGGTTCAACGTCAGTATCTCTTAAATGCGGGTACAAGATTGTCTTGAAAGGCGATGAAATCGTCGATGAGACTTGGAGCGGGAAAAAAGAACGAGTGGAAGAAATTAAACAAATATTCAACGGAAAGGAAGCAGATATGACATTTGACCTAGCAGGCTACAAACCAGAAGTGGTAAAGGATAACGATTTTGAGGTAATGACAGGGAAAAACAACATCTGTATCGTTAATTCAGCAAAGATTGAGGATGTTGATGCAGGAACGAGCGAGAGGACTGGGGAAGATTATGATGCTTATACTCGTCTCCGTTACGAATTAGAGGTAGTAAGCGAAAAGTTCAAGAAACGTAAGGTATGGAAGTCGTACAATCTTGACAGTGAAGAACGCACAGGCAAAGCCAAGAAAACACCGATTGAGAAACTCGCTGATGCGTTTTTCACGATTGGATTGGAGTTTTCCGATAAAGCAACGCTGGAGACAGCGATTGAGAAGTTTGCTGAGATGACACTAACGGTGTCGTTCTCGAAGTTTACACCGAAAGGCGAGAAAGAACCAAGACAGTTGCACACTATTATTAGTGTTGCTCCTGAGAGTTGGGAAGAAGGCGGGGATTCACCAAAGACAGAGGATTCAGCAGTCAAGTTCTAGCCT